TATATATTTTTTTTTTTTTTTTTTTTTTTTTAATTTAATTTTTATATAAAATAAAATAATAAAATAAAAAAAAAAAAAAAAAAAGAAAAATATGATGCGATGAATAATGATGAACAAAATAATTATTTATTATTAATTAAAAAATTTATAAAATCATTGATAAGTGAAGAAAATATAAATAAATTAATGTCAGTATTATCGTATAAAATGAGTACAGTAGGGAATGTAAAAAACTATGATATATATAAAAATAATTTTGATCAAAAACAGAAAAATATAAATGATTTTGCTTATATAAATAATTTTGTGAATAATTTTTTGAATACAAGTAATAATACAAATATTAAAAATGAACAATATGATATTTCAATATTTGAAAACACAATAAGTAAAAATATATGTGATGTTCCTGTAGCGCAAGGGTCTTTACAAAAAAAAGAATATAAATTTATAGAAACAAGTGATAATAGTAATTATACTAGTATATTAAATAATACATATACAACTACAAATACAGATATATATGGTGAAATAAAAACAACATTAGAAGAAGTATATAAAGGTATGATTAAAGAAATCACAGTAAAAAGGCAATTAATAATAGACAATGAAATAATTTTTAAATCATTTACACACAAAATACCATTAAATAATGATAGAATAATATTGGATAATCAAGGTGATGATTATTTAATAAATAATGAAAAAGGAACAGGAAATCTAATTATAGATATTAAATACAAAAAACACAAATATTTTAAGAGAGTAAATGAATATGATATATTAGTAGTATTACCACTTACTCTATATGAACTTTTTTATGGATTTGTAAAATTATTTAATTATTTTGAATCAAATATGATAGAATTAATTACAAATTCAGGATTTGCAAATATAACATCTAATAAACAAATAATAGAACAATCTAAATTTGATGGAAATAAAATAAAAATAGTATTGTCAAAATTAGGTATATTTAATAATAATGGGGAACGTGGTAATTTAATAGTATATTTACTATTGATTAAAGATGATGATTTTAATTTGAAGTTGCATAATTCTTTTAATTAGATTATAATAATATAATAATCTAATTAAAATTTATAAGTAAATATGACTGATACTAAATTGAAAATTATTTATAATAAGATACCAAAAATTAATAAATTAGATATAACTGATAATATAATAAAATATTATAACAGAAAAATATTTCATTCTATATATAACAACTGTTATATATCATCTAAATTAAAAACAAATAATCAATTATTAAGTACTTCTATTCTTCAAACAATGATTATAGATGAGAATTTTAAACCATATATAAAATTATATGATATGCATTTTATATCACAAGATATAATATTATATTTAGAAAAAGAATGTGATAAATTTGCACATGTAGTTTTTTATAATAATATAAATAATATCACTTTTGATTTATTTTTAACATGGTCTTCTCATAAAATAAACAATGATTATATAAATAATTTATTAAATAATATCATATCTATTACTACTTGGATTTCTACTTTTAATAAAAATATAAATAATACTAATAAAAAAATTCATCTGATTTTATGTCCATTTGAAAAATCATATGATCCAAAAAATCACTTAAATTTTAATTGGAGTGATTGTATAAATATAAATAAAAAAGAAATAACACCTATGCATATTAATTCAGGAGTGTCAACAGGAAATGAATTATATATATATAGAATAGAAGAATTATGTAAAGTATTAATACATGAACTTATACATAATTTTAATTTAGATATCCATGAATTTGAAGATGAATTTAAAAATATACCAATATATTTTGGTAACAATAAATATCCTATATTAATAAATGAAGCATATACAGAATATATAGCAATCCTTTTAATTAGTTATTATAAGTGCCATATTAATAATACACAAAATTATAATGCATTCAAACATATAGTAAAAAAAGAATATTATAATTCACAAATAGCATGCTATCAATTATTTAAATTTTATAATATAACTGATTTAACAACTTTATTGACACAAAATACATACAATCAACAAACAAATGCCTTTTCATACATCTTTATAAAATATATTTTATTAAAATTATTAGTATGTCATAACAATATTTTTGATTTTAATTTTTATAATAAAAATAAATATTTATGTTCATTATTAGATAAATTTGATTCAAAATGCATAATTGTTAATAATTTAAATGATATATTAACAACTGAATTATCAAATATTAGCAATTATAATTATCTAATAACTAACAATAAATATAATAAAAAAATATCATTATCTATAGATATATAAATCTATATTATAATTACGTATTACTTTATATATTAAATGGTAATATTTATAATACATTAATTAACACACAGTTATACAACCACTTTTTTAGTTTTGTATTAATAAAATCAATAAAATATATATATATAATTTATTGATTTTTATAAATGAAAATTTAATATAAATCTATATATCAACTATGTTATACTGCTTGTGTGGCTTTTGCTTTTTCCGCTTCATTATATACTCTTGATACAAAGATTTGGAAATTTGTAAATTCAAGTACTTCATCTTCACCTACAAATGGTCCAACTAGATTTCCTTGCTTATCTTTCTTTGGATTACCTTCCTTATCTACTGGATCTTTTTCTACCTTACCCATCATTAATAACTTCTTTAAATCTGCATTTGCATTAATATATTTTGCATTTTCGGCATGCAAATTATTTTGATTTACATACATATATAAAATATGCGTAATCAATGTTCTTGGATACATCTTTGTATTATCTAATTTAATGAATCCTGATGCATCAACATCTACCAATGATGTAACATTACCTGATTCATCTAACACAACATTTTCTCCATCACGTACATGTAATTTAACATCATTTACATCATATTTAATACGATGAGTATTTACAAAATCAACAAATTTTTGTGGTACATCTTTTGGTCTAATAAATCCTGTATTACCATTTGACTTCTTTTTTCCATTTCTATTTTTTGATTTACGATTACTTAATGCTAATCTATGTAATAATTCTTTAGCAATCAATGTATTTTCAGATGTCTTTTTTTGCACAGTTTTTGCATTTTCATTTTGCAATGCCAATAATTCATCTACTGTTTTTTCAGTTAATTGTTCCTTATATGTTTTAGTAGTTGTTCCCCCTTCTGTTTCAGTAGTTTCACTTACTACTACTGGCACTACATTCTTTTGTACTTGTGTTGGTACTGGTGTTGGTACTGGTAAAGGAGAAACTTTAGCTTCGGGAACATCAGGTACTTGTTGTTGTTGTTGTTGCTTAACAGGTTGTACTTTAGATGCTTGTGTTGGTGCTGGTGAAGAAGATGTTTTAACATCTTGAACTTCAGATACTTGAGCTGGTTGATTAGCTTGGCTTTTTTTTTGTTGTTGTTTTTGTTTGGCTAGCTGACTAGTACTCATTATATATAATCCTATAAAACTATATTCTTAAATCCATTTATTCAAAATATTAATACTTCAATTTTTTTACTATATACAACACATCATATTATAGTATGCTATATATATTACCCTAATATATATATATAGTAATAATATATTTATACTTATATAATATTTACTATATATTATTTAAGAATGAATGTATTATTCCTATATAATAATGAACGAACAAATATATATAAATAATGACAAAGAATTATATTTAATGACTCTATATGCATTTTTTGCATCTGAAACAGATATAATTAATCCAAATATGGAATTAATATTACCAATATTAAAAGGAGAATCAATAGCATTAAGAACAATAGAATGGTTTGTAACTAATTATTGCAAACAATATAATATTATACATAATGTGAATGGTAAAAAATTAAATATATATAATGATTATAAATGTCAATTAATGGGTACTAAAAAAAAATATTTTGATCCATGCTGTAGAAATGACAACAAACATATATCAAAACATATTCCTTTCAAATATACTAAAAATAATTATATACGAACAACTATAGGACAATTAAATTTTTTCAAATGGTTCATTGAAAATGATTTACTAACTTATATTACTGCCAATCATAAAACTATATATTTAGATCAATGTAATCGTTCTCATAGCAATACAAATTCAGATATATCAACTACATCATTGTCAATAAATTCTGAAAAAAAAAGACATCAATTATCAGAAAATTCTCTTAAAAAAACATATATTAATGTATCTTCTGGAACATTAGACATATAAATTAAAATTATTACTATTTTAATTTATATTTATGTATATTCATAATCAGATATTGATATTGAACCTATATTATCATTTTCATCATTTTCATCATTTTCATCATTTTCATCATTTTCATTTTTAATATTATTATTTGTATTAATAGTATTAGTAATATTTTGTTGATATTCTAATTCTGCATTAATTAAATCAATAGATTTTGTATATGCATATTCTTGGTAAATATATTCGCATTTAATAATTTGTTGAATATTTATGGGAATAATATTAATACCAAATATATTTCCGCTAAAATATATTATATCTATATGTAATAAAAATCGTATTTCATGTTCTTTATCTATATTTTTAACATCGATATATTGTATTTCATTTTCAATAATATTATCATTTATATATATAATAGAACTTTTCATATTATAAGGTACTTTTATTTTTAATAATTTTGTATCTTCATTTATATCATTTCCCCATAAACTTCTATATTGTACATCTGTGATATTTTTAAACCATTCATTTTTGTTGGTGACAGCTAATTTCATAAATTTATTTTCAATAGAATCAATAAAGTTGATAAATTCAATATTATTTTGTTTTGATAAAGTAAAATAGATATCCATATATGTTTTGTGATATATTATTTCATATATATTGTGTATATTAGTTTGTATAATAAGTGGTTCTAATTTATTTGTATAAGATATTTTGGAATATTTTATATTAACATTTTCCATTAATTCACTATTATGTATTTTATTAATATCTATATCTTTCGCTAACATTGCTATTTTTTGTTTTTTCATATAATATATTGATTAATTACAATACTTAAATTAATTGTAATTATCATTTGTATAAATAAAATGTTGTATATATTTATATACCAATCTACTTTTTACCAACTTTTTTTTGTGATACAGGTGCTGTTTTCTGTTGGACAATTGGGATTGTTTGTGGTACTGGCGCCGGTGCTTTAACTTCTGGAACCTTAGACAAAGAAGTAGGAACCACAGATACTACTTCTTTTTTAGGTTGTTCTACTTCCTCATTATCTTCTTCATTTTCAACTTCTTCATCTTCGTCTTCATCTGCTTCAACAGTGTGATCTTCTTCAATAACATCTAATGAAGTAGTATTTGTAAGATCAATTTTTACATTTGTGCCATTAATATTTTTAGTAATATTAATATTATTGATATTTTGTGTATCAGAGGAATCATCATCATCATCTACAAATTCTCCAGTATTATTATACGGAACATTACTATTTTGTTTTGATTCACACAAAATATGTAGTACTTTCCATTTCATACCATAATATCGAACAGTATTCTTATTTTGTATTTTAGTATCTGCAAAAACATGGACAGGTACTACTAACATTGTTACATTTGAATTATAACAAGCATATTGGGCAATATCATCAATTGTTTTAATATCAACACGTTCTTTTTTGCCATCTTTTTTAATATATACACGAGTTAAAATTTCTTTTGTTTTAAAATCAGAATCTATTAAAAATTTAATTTTTCGTGGTTTTTCTTTTTTAGTTTTATTTTCATCAAGATCATTATCATCATCATCTGTATCTTTTGGTTCTCTAACAATTGGTTTTAATTCATATTTCTTAGAAACTGTAGCATTGCCAAATAATTGATTTTTATATTCATCAGATCTCATTCTTGCATCCAATGCAGAAAATTCATTAAACATATTTACTGATTTAGGATCATTGGTATTTTCTGGAATGTCAATAAAATATCTAGAATCATCGGTTTTAAACCAACTTTCGAATTTGAGAATAGCTTTTTGATTTGTTTCAGGAGGGCGAACTGGAATACCACCTGTAAATATTTTACATAATGGTAATTGCAATTCACCAGGTCTTGTATTATTGTATAATAATGGAGAATATTTTTTATCATGACCAAATTTATTATCAGTTAATCCAGTAGGATTTAATAGTGTTTGGTTCCAATCTTTAAAAGCAATTGTAGTAGATACTGATTTATTATTAATACTTGTACTTGTCATTATAACTAAAATTATATATAAAATCTTTAAATCAATATATTAAAATTTCAATTTTTATTTATATATTATTATATATTAAATATAATTTAGATGCAGTATGATCTAATAATAAATAAATTTTACATGAGAATCAATGTAAATAGCCAATAATTAGGATTGTATTATATATGGATAGTTTTAATAGGAATATTATTTATAATTTGTATATAAGGAGTATATTTGTGGATGGTGTTGTTCTGATAGTGGTGTAATATATTAATTTTTATAATATTATGTAATAATGTTTTATTTAGTATGTTATATGTTTGTAAGCTATTAATTATATCTTTGTAATTAAATGTGTTCTTTTTATTTTCAATATGTAATAATTGTATTAATATTGATTTTTCAATAATATAATGTTGTTGTGAAAATTTTTTATCTAATATATCATATAATTCAATATATGGATATTTAATACATATATCTAAATCTAAATATTCAGCTAATACTGAAGATACATAATACTTATTATTCATTTATATGTATATTAATTATCTATATAAATAAAAAATAAATAATTCAATTTTTATATTATAAATATTTTTGATTGCATTTATCTAAATATTCAAACAATAATGTTAAATTGGCATCATATTGTAAATGATGGTTATAATTAATAAATCTATCTAAATTATTTAGAATATCATGTGGATTTATAGGAGTATTTAATATATCAGCTACTTTTGACATTATTCTATCTACTATTGATACACTTACTGCATTACCTGCTAATGTATATAATTTTGCATCTGATAAATTTATATTAGATATAATATAATCATCGTCAAATCCTTGTAAACGGAAACATTCTTTTGGTGTTAATTTTCGAATTCTACCATCTGGATATTTGATGAGTGGAACATTATGGCCACCAGTTCCCATATTAGCTGTTAATGTAGGACATACATTTGATTTGTTTTCTCTTGTAATAAATCGTCTATATTGATAAATAGTATTATTAGTATATGGTAATGTAATATTTGCAGTTAAATCATCATACATAGGATATCTATTATTATAAAAATATTTTTCATCTACTTCTTCATCTATATATGTTTGTAATTCGTGATGATTATTGATTTCTTGAGGAAATTCATATAGTAAATAATCATTATAAAATTTAAAACAAATAATATAAATGCGTTCTCTGTTTTGTGGAATATATGAGTGAACACATGTATTAAGTACTTTATATTTAACATAATATCCTATATTTTTCAATTCATTAATAATTATATCAAATGTTTTACCATTATCATGAGAAGTCAAATTTTTAACATTTTCTAATATACATATTCTAGGATATGATTTAACAATAATATTTTTTAATTGCCAAAATGTATTTGATCGATAATCGTCAAAACCTAATTGTTTACCAGCTATAGAGAATGCTTGACAAGGAAATCCACCTGTTAATAAATCAGTTTTAGGAATAATATCTAAATTAATATCATGTATATCTGATATAAAAAGAGAATGTTTAATATTTTTTTCATAAATAATTTTAGAACTATATGCAAAATCATTTGCAAAAATAGGGATAATATTATATTTTTTTCCAACATAAGAAAATGCTCCTGTTCCTGCAAATAAATCTATCATTGTTAATTTATCATTACGCAAAATATCAAATAAATAACCTTCAAATACTGTTTTAATATATTTTTCATCTATTTGAGATTTTATATTATCATAATGAATTCTTGGCCGTATTTTTCTATTACATTGATCTTTATATGTTTCTGATTGATTCATTTTTAAAGACTGCCAATTTACATCAGTATTTGCTAAATTAATAATATTACATTTAAAATATTTTTCTTTCCATCGTATACAATCTAAAAATATTAATATATCCCATGATTCTGTAGGTCCAAATGAAGATGGTCCTGATGAAGAAAATGCTTTAATTTCTATTTTTCCTTTATCACATATTAGATCACCAATTGATGCTTTTTTAACATTAGAATATATATTTTTTATCAAAATAGCGACAATATCTTCTGAAATTTCAGGGAAATTTATATTTCTTCTATTATCAATATTATTTACTAATGTTATGTATTGATCTAAAGTGTATAATATTTCTTCTAATGTTTTTAATTGATATGACATACTGATTATATATTTATAATAAATTTATATTATAATTGTATTTATAATTCAATTTTTTACATAATATTTATTTATATTATGTAAAAATACAAAAATAAATATATTAGTTTTTATATCTGTAAAAGAAGCTTTATCTTCTGGAACCTTAGGTATTAAAACTGTAAGTATAGATATATTAATATTATAGATCTATAAAATAAAAATTTTTTATTGAATATGATATAATTTTAAATTATTTCATATTTGGCATATAAGTTGGAACTATATGATTACGCATTTCTGATAATACATCACGTTTTTCCAATTTATTAAAAGTAGTATCAACTATTTTTAATTCTTTTGTTTCATCTAATTCTGAATTTTGAACTATATCTAAATCTATTTCTATATCACACATACATGTACCACCTTTGATACATCTACCAGCCATAACTCTACTAGAAACACCATGTAAGTAATCAACTTCATTGAAAGCACATGCGATAGTTAATTGTTCCATAGTTTTTTCGAAAGTGATTCTGCCTAAAGGAGCAGTATCTAAATTATTAATACCATAACGATTCATAGATATTAATTTTCCATTATAAGTCATAGCATCAATTAAAATAGACATATGAGCATAATTTATTTCATTATTACTAAATGCAGTAGTAAGTTCTTTTAATAATGCTGTTCTTGCTGCTTCAATACCAAATGTTTTATATATGGTATTAATATCATTGCAATAAGTTCTTTTCAAATCAATACCTATAATATCTCTTATATAATTCATATCAATTCCATTTGTTTGAATAATCCATTCTTTTGTATTATCATTAATTTTATAATCACTATCATATGTAATTTTTTGTTGTTTTAAAATTTTTAGGATTGTTTTTATATTATTATTTCCTTTTATAATTAATTTTGTTAATAATGTATTGACTATACTTTGTTGAATATATAATTGAGCATTTTGTAATTCAAATCTAAAATGTATAATTAATTCATCTGAATTATCAAATGTTGTCATAATACAACCATGAACAATATTAGAAATATTAAATTTAGTTTTCTTTTTTGGTGTTACTAAATCATTCAATGTATCCCAAAATTGCACAAATTTTGTTTTTATATCTATCATTTCTATATTACTACGTACAAATGCTTCTTTTGATATAACCATTCTATATAAAAATGGCATGTTATTTATATGTGTTGCCGACATGTTATTCAAATAAAATATAGAATCTTTGTCTATATTATCTGTATTATAATATGAATCAGATCTATCAAATGCATTTTCATCATATATATATTGTACACTTTCTACAATATCTTTTAAAATAGTGAATTTAAGTGATGAACTAATATTATTAACAAAATTTTCAACATTATATTTGTCGTCAAAATATAAAATCATATAAGGAGTACTAGGTGTTTTTGTATTATTTAATAATTCATTTAAACGTGGAATACCTTGCATTCCAGACACACCACTACCTGTACTATGAAATGTATTTAATGTATTATGAACACATATTAGATCACTTGTCATGAAAGTTTCATTATTTGGCACTGTAAAATCATATACATATTTGTATGGATATTGTACTATATCTATATTTGTTATTTTATCCCATATAACATCACTGTTAATAGCATTATTTATTGTTAATAATTCATCCATAATATCTATTTTATTTATATGATTGTTTATTAATAATTCTTCTATATCTGTTTTATATTTATACAAAGTTTTTCTATCGATATTATCATCGTTTAATGTTTTTATATTTAATGTATTATTAATTTTATTTATAACATGATTGATATTTGGGACTATATTAAATCTATTGTCATTATTTTCTTCAACATTTATAAATGTCTTGAAAATCTCTGTATTTGGTAATAAATCCATAAACTTATTGATATATTCATTTAGTATATCTATATTATATACAAATTTAGATGTTAATCCAGAAATAGTATTATATATACGTGTTCCTATACCAAAATATGAAAATATTATACTAATATCTTTTATTAATTGTTCAGATTCAGATTGCATAGTAAATATATTATTATCAATTTTGCAACAACTAATAAAAAATCCTTGTAATATACCATGTATATATTTTGTATTTGTATTATGTATAAAATTATGTATATGTTTATATTTATTCATATCAAAATATTGTATTAAATATGATTTTATTGTTTTATTTGTAATACTATATATATCATTATATACATATGATAGTATACCATGATCTATATCGTATCCTTTGTTATTTTTTTTATAGTCAATATTATAATTACGTAAAATATTATTTATATAATTAGTTATTCTATTATCTGATTGTACATTTATATTATTATAATTTATACTTATAATATTATCAGTAGTAATACCATTTGCAAGGTATATACCACATAATATACCAAATTCAAAATCTAATTGTATAACATCACTATTAATTTTATAATTATATAATGATTCATTAAATTTGATATTTTTGACAACTGGAATCATTGTATTTATAGTTAATTGATCTGCACGTATAGGTATTATACCTGATTTGTCTGTTCTTATTAAAAAATTATGACTTTGTGTAGTAGTGACTGTTCTACCACTAGCAGTTGTTATACGTATCATTTCACCATTTACTGGATGACGACTAATATGTGATATTTTATTCCATGCTACAGTTTCATCTTGTTTAATACCACAAATTTTAAGATTAGAATATTCATTAAATTGTGTGATATCAAGTTCATAACTATCTTTATGGCCAGTATTAATTAATTTATTAGCGTATTTATCCATTATATTGTCTATGAATTCACCTATAGAATATGTATTAACATAATCATTATCTTGTATAAGTATTTGTGTGTCATATGCTACACTCATTTGAGTGCTAGGTTCTCCTAAACTTTGTGCGGCTTCAATACCAACCATATGTCCAGGTTCAATAATAGATTTATTAAAACTATCAATTATATCATTTACTACATTATCAAATTGCTCTTTATTAAAATTATATTCATTAATACATCTTTTTGGATTAATATATTCATATAATGCTATTTTAAATAATGTTTTAGCTGTTCTTTGTATTTTGTCTTTAATACCTCCTTCTAAATCATTGTTGCCTTTACATATTATACGACATACATCTATATTCATCATATCATTTATTTTTTCAATAACATATAAAGGATCTAATGGAATATTTTCTTTTGTTTGCATAACACTAATATCTGTAATAATACGTTTATAATTAGCTGGTTGATAAAATTGATCATTAATTGTTATTGAATTTACTAATGCTTTGCGTTGTATAATACGCAAATCATCTCTCATTTCTATTAATCGTTTTGGTATTATATCATTTGCATCATGTAAATATTTTTTATCATCATTATTATATTTGAAAGTTTTAAAAAATGTATTTAATTCATCATTTGTGAATTTGAAGCGTGTATTAATTTCATTATTTCCCCATTTAATTATATCAAATTGCACTAATTTTTGCATTATTTGGTTTAAATTTGATCCTCCATATAACATTTGTATAGCTATATTATTGCTACTTCTAATTGTTCCATCATATGCTATATGATAATCTTCTAATCCCTTTATCAATTTTCTAGATAAATAACCTGTATCTGCTGTTTTAATTGCTGTATCTATTAATCCTTCTCGTCCTGTTTGGTGATGGAAAAATGATTCGATAGGTGTTAAACCATCATAGTAAGAACTTTTAATAAGACCTCTAGATTCAGCTGTATCATCATTTTGACAGAAATGCACTAATGTTCTGTTATTTACTGTTTTTTCTATACGCTTAAATTTAAATATCTCTTGTCCTAATGCCACTCCTATTTGAGACATATTTAAATCTTTACCTTTTGCTTTAGATGCAATCATAGTATAAAATCTATTTTTTGATGTTAATAATTTCATTGTTTTTCCAGAAAGATCTGCTTTTGTTGTTTGTACTATATTTAATATATCATTTTCAAATATTTGTGGATCTAATAATGTTGGAAAATTTTCTATTTCTGTTATCAAATGTTTAACTTCTTGAGATATTATTTCTAGATCTTGTTGTAATTTATTTACTATTTCTTCATCTATAATAGCATCTAATAATCCAACACTAAATCCATCTTGCAACAAATAATTAACTATTAATCTTTGACTATTATCTATAAAATCTTTTGTAATATTATGACCATATCGATCCCATAATGTAGGAATTATATTGCTATTCATAATTGATCCATTAATTATACCAGAAATTAATTTGCCATTGATAATATTAACTTTATCAGTAGTAATATTTAATTTATCTGGTAAAATAAGTGAATATAAATCAGTCCCCATTACATCTTTTTTATCTATTTTACTTATATCTATATCTTTACAATTAGCCACTATATTCATAACATCTTCCCATTTTATCTTTCTATTCCCTTCTGTTAATTGGAATGCTCCCATTACTGTGTCTTGTTTTAGTTGTATAATAGGTCTTGAATATCTTGATGATATTATATTTTTACTTATTGATGATAAATTCGATATCTCTATCTTACTCTGAATACTTTGCGGTGGAAACATGTTCATTTCATCTCCATCAAACGAAATAGATGCATTTTAGATATAAATATTCACATGCTAAAAAATGCATCTAAACCTATACTTTCGCATAGGACTGGACTTTACCTTAAGCCATCATATAATAATGACCCACTACCGTCAAGTCTCTGCACCTTCTTCTCTAATCAAAAGTTGTTAATTTGAAAGTTGATCAAGGATATTATTGATTTTCTTGTTTAATTTTATTTAAATAATCTTGTGCCAATATTAATTTTTCATCTAATGATAAATTTTTTGAAATAAAAGCCTTATTAAATAATTTGCCATTAATCTTGATTTGAACAAAATAGCCATCTCCAATCGTTGTTCCATTTTTTCCAATAGATGTAGGCTTTCTATAATTAATATTAGGTGGCAAGTTTTTACTATGTTCCATTCTTTTCATATTTCCATTTATTGCACGATTTACATTGCTTATAGCTTTTCTTTGTTCATATTCTGCACGTAATATTGGATCTAATGGTTTTTTATTACCAATAAAAATATTATATCCATAATCTATTTTGTATGAATTGTATAATAATATATATTCTTCTTCTGTAATATCTAATATATCAATAGGCACGATTTTTAAAACACTATATGTAAAATTATTACTACCATGTGTTCTAATTGCAGAATATAAACGTGGACAATCATTGATACGATATTTATTTTTCATTGTTAAAGCATTTGTAAAATGTTCTGTTACACGTGCTATTGCTCCATATGGCACATATCCTTTCTTGTATTTTTTATATGAAGCTGCTTTACCAATATATATTTTATTTTCTGATTCAATTATGTCTTCACTCATAACCTTAACATATTAGTAATATATAATCCTTGATCTTTTTTTTTCAACTTTTGACTAAAGAAGCTTGGCTCCGGATTGCCCATTACTTTTCTAAAAAGATATCTTCAACATTATTACCATACCATACGAGTTTTCTTCGTAGCCACTATTATGTCACCATAATAGCTTGGTAGTTGAAGCTTTAGGGGTTTCCCGGAATTTGGTAATGTTGCAATGAATACTATATTCATCACTAGGCAGTTATATACTGTCACCAGAATGCATTTACACTGTTTTCCTTCTATAGTGATGCATTAACTATAGAAGCAGCTGCCTGTTGCGGACTTTGATGGTGGTTAATCCGCATTGTATGGTGTAGTTGCTGATACATTCAATCTAAATGTATTCAAACTATCATCATTTATTATATTTGCATAATGACATTGCATTGATAATTTATGTAATGATGGCTGACGATTAAATAAGGTTGGATCTCCATTTAACATATGTCTTAATACTATGTCTCCTGGCTTTATCTTTATATTTTTCCTAAATTTTAGATTCCAACCCCATTTATTCATTGATTTCTGTTGCCTTGGTATTACATAATTTGCTCCTGGATATATTTCCGTTCCATTTTTTACCAATACACTCAATTCCTCTATATTATATGGTGTAACCTTTTCTGGTATTGTCACTAACATCGCTATTCTTATAGGCACCCCTAACTCATCCAATGAAATATTAGGATCAGATGTGATAACTGTTCTAGCAGAAAAATTAACACGTTTGCCCATCATTGCTCCTCTAATTAATCCAAATTTACCTTTTATACGTTCTGAAATAGATTTAATAGGTTTTCCACTTGATTTTTGTTCTGATTTAGGCATAGATAAAGTCTCATTATCATAAAATGTAATAATACTATATTGTAGCAATGTAGTTGAAAATTGTAAATTAATTGATTCTTCTGATCCATGCTGATTATCTAATTCTTTTCTTATCTTATTATTTGTATTAATAATCTCTAATAACTTTACTGTTAATGTATCTTCATAATTTGTACTCGATGTTGTACTTGTTTTTACTGATGGACGTATCGCTAATGGTGGTATTACTAATGTTTTCATTATGAAATCTTCTGGTCTACTTTTTGTTGGATCAAAACCCATCATTGCGAAATCTTCATCACTTATAATACGTAATATATTATATGCTTTTTTACCATCTATTATATCTATACGTTTTTTTGGTTTGCCTTTTATATCAACACCAATTTTTCCTTCGTCTTCATTACCTTTTTCATCTATATATTCTGCTATTATCTTAAATTCTGGCTTTGTTTTAACTGATTCTCTTTTAAATTTTGGAACAGGAGCATTACATTCTACATCTATTCTATTACATCTTTTTACAGATGATAAAATTTTTCGCAATTTAAAAATAATTAATTTTTTAGGAATATTACTATTTAATAATGCTTTTACTTCATTTTCATTTTTTTTATCTATTAATAATTTACCACATCTTATACATATCACACTAAATATTATTGATACTATAGATGCATACGGATAATTATACATAGGTTGTGCTAAATCTGTATGGCCATAATGTCCTGGACATACTGTTGGCTCTAAACCACATTTTTCACAATGCATATTTGTATCTGTTGTTCCTAATCTAGGATCCAATAATGTATTATGTCCATCATGTGTCATTTCAGTTTTTGTAATACCAAATGGTTCATTTGGCTCATTTTTAATAACTGACATATTTTTAATATCTTTATTTCTTAATACTGAAAATTCTATATGGTCTATAGGAACATAATAAGGATTAGATGCACTGCACATTTATATATATATATAAATAAATTTTAAATTGCTTAAATATTAACTGTTTTATTTTCAATTATTTTATCTGTATCATATAAGATATTTTACCAAATATATTATATATATATAAATATAATATATGACTGCAAAAATTTCATTAGAAAAATATGAAAAAAAAATATATTGTGAACATGGTGAAGATGGTATTATAGAATTTTTAATAAGTTTGATAGATAATAATAATAATAAATTTTGTATTGAAATCGGAGCATATGATGGTTTTTTAAATAGTAATACATTATTATTAAGAGAAAAATATAATTATAATTGTTTTCTTGTAGATTGCAAATTTGAAAATCAAAAAATAAATTTATATAAATACCATATAACAAAAGATAATATTTGTGGAATTTTTAAATATCATAATGTTCCAAATAATATTACTTTTTTATCTATCGATATTGATTCAAATGATTTTTATATATTACATCAAATTATTGATAAATACAATGTCGATATAATTATTTGTGAATATAATGCCACACATTTACCAAATGAAGATAAAATTGTAGTATATGAAGAAAATAATACAGGTTATCCATCAAATTATTTTGGTGCTTCTTTACTTAGTTTTAAAAAATTATTAAATAAATACAATTATTATTTAGTATATGTTGAAAACACTGGAACCAATGCTTTTTTTTGCAAAAAACATATTATAGATAATAGCAATATTAATATTGATAATATTGATAATATTAATAATTTATATAAATATCCTACTTATGGAACTGGACCAAATGGTGGTCATACACAAGACATCCAAAATAAACCATATTTATCTTTTGATGATATAATACATTAAATTTAAATTAAATTTCAGAATTATATAATAACATATCATTTATACCATCATATAAATTATATTTAGGCTTATAATGTATTTTATTAATTGTTTTTTCTATATTTGCATGTGTATATTCTTGATAAAAATTATATGGATTATCTATATATTCTATATTTATATCTATTTTTTTAATTTTTTTAATATTTTCTACAATTTCATTAAAACTTTCTGGTTTTCCATTTCCCACATTATAAATACCATTTTGTAAATATAATGCAGCATTTATATTTGCTTGCACCACATCTTTTATATAAACGAAATCACGTTTTTGTTCTCCATATTTAAATAATTTATTATAACCTGATAATAATTTATAAATCATTGATGACATTTTATTTTTATTTGTTTCTCCATTTCCATATACATTAAAATATCTTAAACCAATAATTTTCATATTTGTATATTCATTTATAGCTAATTGCTCCATTTGTAATTTACTCATTGCATATAATGATTCTGGATTTGGTTTATCTGTAATGTCACATATATTTTTTGTATTACCATATATACTAGCAGATGATGAATATATTAGACTACTATTTTTCTTTTTACATATATCTATTATTTTTTTAAAACTATTTACATTTACTTCTGTTATATGTTTTTCATCATTATATGTTGTATCTGTTATTGCTCCACAATGAAAAAATGTATTAAAATTTAATTTTTCTAATTTTTCATACATTTCATTATCTTCTAATACATTTTTTATATATGTTATACGATCACTATTTATCATATTATTTGTTTTTAATGTTCTATCAAATACTGTAATATTTGCAGTTGTGTTATCATATAAATATTTTACTATATTTGAACCTATAAATCCAGTACCACCAGTAACAATTATATTATGATTTAAATTTCTTTTCTTAAAAACACCACATAAAATATTTTTATCATTATCTCGTTTTCTTATTGTATCTTCAAAATTAGTAATTGAAATATTATCATATCCTTGTTCATTAAAAAAATTTATTAATGCTTCTTTATTAAAATGATATAAATGTTCATTTTCTTTTCTATGATACCAATTTTTAAACCATTCATTTGAATAATTATGACACCATGGCAATGTTATCAATATATAATCACAATTTAATTTATTTATAAAATTAATATCTTCAAAATGTTCCAATGAATCAAAAAAAGTAACTATATCATAATGTTTATCAAATATATTGTCTATTCTAATTACTTTATCTGGCACTGGATATGTTGATATATCATATCCATAACATTTTGGTATTATATTTGTACATGCCTTTAAAAAATCTCCATTGCCATAACCAATATCTAATATTGATTTTGGAATATTATTAAATGATCCTATAACTATACCTAAACGTAAATATGCTAAATAATTACTTTTTTCACCATATTTATTATAATCAGAGGAATAATTATAATCATATGATATTTTATTAATTTTTTTTTGTTTTATAATTCCATTGTCTAGTGTTTCATAATTATCCATTATATTAATATATATAAATATATTAATTCTATAAATTACGCATAATTATTATAATAATACATTATTTGTAAAAATTGAATAATTTATTATTTCATTGTATAATATATTTAAAATATATTATTTCAATTATGTCAAATATAGCTGGTTTTTGTTTAACTAATAATATTGATTATCCACATTTTATCACTATTGGAACACAAGGTGCTGGAAAATCTACTCTTTTTAACCGTTTATTTAATCAATATGTTAAATTACCTGTTAGAAAAACTATAGAAGAAAATATAACTGCTAAAACACGTGTTCCTATATTATTAGAATGTAAACATTCTGATATAGAAAATGTTTTTGTTAATACATATAATGATAATAATATTATCACTTGTAATACTGAGTTTAATAATACAAATGATATTGAAAAAAAAATTTCTGAATTACATAAAATATTAGAAGATAATGCTTCTTTTGCTATAGATTCGATGATACATATATGTATTCATGCAAAACAATGTAATATTAATTTACTAGGTATTGATTTTCCTGGTATTAATTATAGTAATAATTCAGATGTATTATTAAATAAATATAAATCTCATTTATTATCACATCCTTCTATAATTGCATTATTAGTAGTAGATGAAAATCCAGAAAATATAGAAGGATTAAAAATATTACAAGATTGTGGAGTGCAAAATAATAATATTATAATTTGTTTTACTAAATCTGATTTACCAGATAGAAAAATAGAATATCCCCTTATAATCACTAAATATCAAAATTTAGGATTCAATGTATGTATTATAAAAAATCCAGATCTAACTAAAATGACTAATCAAAATATAGATTTTGATAAAGAAGAAAACATATTTTTTACTACTGAATATACTAATTATAAAAATATATGTGGCATATCTAAATTAAAACAAATGATAACTGAACGACTAACATATACACAAACACAAAAATTATCAATTATAAATAAATTTAAACAATACAATGATTATTTAACTAATCAAATATTATTTACTAAAATAGATGATAATAAAGATAAACATAAAATATTTATACATTTCAAACAAAATATAATTACATATTTATCACAATATCATGATAACATTATATATGCTAATGATATAAATGATATACAATTAGAATTTAATAATATGCAAGATTTAATATATAATTATATAGTTGAACATATTTATAATTTATACTATTTCTTATCTGAAAAATCTATAAAATCTATTATTGATAAAATATTTATAGATTATAATATTAGTGATTATAAAATTATATGTGAATTTACTGATAATTTTACAAATTTGGGAAAAAAACATAATATTTATCGATATAAATCATGCCACAATAATATAAAAAAAATTGCCCTAATTAATTAAATTGATAAATATATTGATAATTTAATTAATAATATATATGATCTTCCTAGTGATGATTTTGAAGAATCCGATAATAATAAACAAACAAGAACCTTAATTTCTGAAAAAATTACTAAGATTTCAGAATATATAATAGAAATACAAAATGATCTTCAATAAGTTTATTTATATAGATAATATTAAATTTATATTTAAACATTATTAATTTTATATTAATATATAGTATGTCTAATAAATTTGATATTCTTGTAAAAAAACATACGCAAAATAAAAAAATAAAAAATAATAAAGAACAAGGATTACTGAATAACAATACACAAACTAAAAAATCAAAAAATAATAAACAAAAAGAATTATTAAAAGTTCCAAATAATGGAACACATATACATAAAACAACTGACACACTACATAAAGATATAGAAGAACATAAACTATTAGATATGAATATATTTGGCAAAACAAAATTGAATACGCCATGGACATTATATTATCATTCAGGAGCACCAGATGATTGGTCAAATGAAAGTTATACTAATATTAATAATTTTATGAAAAAACAAATAACAACTGTTGAAGAATATTATAATATAGTCCATCGATTACATTTATTAAATTGTTCTAATGTTATTAATTTTTATTTATTTAGACATAATAGACATCCTATGTATGAATCAGAACAAAATGCATTTGCTATATCATGGACTGCTCGTGCAAATATAGATACAGGATTTGAAAAATGGATAAAATTATGTGATAATATAGTAGTTGAAAATACATTGAAAACAATCGATAATGTTGATTTAAATGGCACAATTAATGGTATATCAATAACATATAAACAAACTCATTATATAATACGCATTACTATATCTGATAAAAAAATAAATAATTCTGCATTAATTAATCAAAACATTATAGACATTATAAAACCATCTACTATACAATGGCAACCTATCATTAGAGACAAAAAATAATAAATTAATAATTAGTATTTATTAATTTATTATTGATTTTTATTATTATCAATAATTGTTAAAATTTTATCTATATCTTTTTTAAACATATCTTTTACAATATCATCTACTTCTAATGTTAGTAGAAAATATTTTTTTGCTTCTATATATTCTTTAGCATTAAAATAATATAATGCCATATCATAAATAGAATAAAAATCATTGTATTCTACACCTATCATATAATATTTTTTCATTAATTCATAATTTTTTTCATTATAATTATAATGATTACCTAATTTTCTAGATGAATATAAATCTCCTTTATCAACACCTATTAATAAATATTTTTTCATATTATCATAATCATAGATAGATTCATAATATTCTGCCAAACAATTAATTGCATTTATATTATGATGTTCAATAGCCATTAAATAATATTTTATCATTAAATCAATATTTTTTTCATAATTAGAACTATAAAAAACTCCCATTAAATACATTGCGTTATCTGATTCTTTTTCAATTGCATTTAACCATAATTTTTTTGTGTCAGTTAAATTGTTATAGTATCCTTCTTCTAATACATTAGATATTGTTAACAAATATGATCCATATAAACACATAGAAGATACATTTTCATTTTTAATAGCCATAAAATGATAAATTTGCATATTATTATAATCTTTGATATTTTGGTAATAATATGCTAAATTGCCCATAGCATATTTATTATTATTTTCAATAGCCATTAAATAATATTCTTTCATTTTA